GATAGATGAAATTAGGTGATCCGTTGCCCGAAACCTGCAACCAGACAGCGTTATCCGTCCCAGGTCTCACGGTTGACGCTGCAACATCCTGCCCATCGACTACTTGCCAATAAGCGCCATTGTACGAGCAGGCGCCTGCCACCGTCCGTCCAGCTACACCGACGGTGCCGCAACGGGCAACCTGATCCGCGATGTGCGTATTCGCCAAGAAGGACTTGGTAACGTAGCCCCAATCAAAGCAATTGGTGATATCATTCGCCTCGATCAAGCCGGCATTGCCATCCCCGCCTCGAACGAAGTAGCCCGCACGACCTGCCGCCAACCGGTTTTGACGGATTACCATGCCATTGACGTTGCCGCCTAAGTCATTGGACACCGCACGGACGAGATCTCCTGTGAACGAGTTGATGTTGTTCTTGGCGACGACAGCGCGGGCATGGCACTGAATGCCATGATACACACCGGGGCGGAAAACACCGGCCCCAACGATTGTCAGCCCAGAAATGATCGTTCCATCAGCGCCACCGGTCGGCGTGGTTTCGACCGCACCTTTGAAGGTGTTGTAGCGATTGACCACAATGGCGGAGCAGTCGCCAAAGCGGATATGCCAGTTGCGGTTTTGATCACTACCACCAGCTTGCCCACTGCTAGGGCCTAGCAGGGACAGAGTGCACTTGGCCTCCCATGTCGCCGAGCTGTAATAATTAGCTGGACGGAATTGGTACGCACCGCCGAAGCAATAATTATCACCGGCTTGGTAGCCGCCCCGCCAACGTGCGAAGTCGTGCAAGGCAAGCCAAGCAGGATAGTCGTCGTTTTGATCGTCACCGTAAGCTCCGAACATGTCGAAGTACGGATTGCCTTCAGGGTTGAGATACCAGCGCTTCGCGCCGCCGTTGCTCGATATCCACCACTTGTCCTGACCAAATGCCGGCAGATTAGCCATGGGCGCTGTCCACTGCGCATAAGCAGCCATTCCCCAGCCAAGCCGACGATAACCGGTCGTACGGATGCGTTTGATGCCGTCACCAATCGTCAACCCAGAAGTCTCGGTGAAAAGACCGACCGTGGATGCATCGCCACCTGGATCACCTTTGGCGCCGGGGATTGGACGCGACAGACTTACGTCTAGCTGTGTCCTTCGCAGCACTCCCGCAGCGTCGTAGAAGCGCAAGCTGTAGGTGCCATCCGCGACATAAAAATTAAAGTTGCCCTGTGCATCCGAAACAGCACGGTTCAGAGGCGAAATCGCAGGCAATGAGGCATACACCGGCACTACGTCGGAACCGTCGAACACCTCGACCTGCCAGCCTTGTAGACCATTGCCGAAGCTATCGCTGATCTGGTCGAAGTGGTGGAACATCAGCGTGCCTCCAGCTCGGCTACGCGAACACGAACCGCTTGCAGTTCTGCCACTAGGTTGGCGATCATCTCACCGGATCCATAATCCATGGTCTGCATTTCGGGACCGTCATGTTCGCCGGTTACGAACTCGGTTCGAGCGACGTTCTGAACTTCATGCGCGATAAAGCCGACAAACGGCTTGCCATTAACCTTCCATGACCCCTGCACTGGCTTCAGCGCGTCGATGAACGCACCGCTTCCGGTAACCGGCCCTTCGATTTTCTTGAGCCTATAATCCGACGTCGTGTTGTAGCTAGTGCCATTGTCAGTGACGAAGATTCGCCCCTGCTCGCTGGCGATACCGTTGATCTCTCGCACGCACTGGAAAGCGTTATAGTTCACCGTGCTATATGCAGTCATGGCGTAATGGCTGTTGCCATCGAAACGCGAAAGAACCCGCAAGCGGCCCGATCCGCTGACACCACCAGGCGCCACGGTGACTATGCCGCCGAACCGCATATCCTGTTCTAATGTGGTTCGCACGATCGCCATGATCTGACGAACAGCATCGTTCATATTTGCGGCCGGGCAACCCTCGGCGATGTTGACCCCGCCGACGCTGGTGTTCTCGGCGGGAGTGGCGGACCAGTCGTAGATTGACGGCATGTGCGGCCTTCAAAAGAAAAGGGCCCCGGTTAAGAGGCCCTTGGTTGATGCTATTTCCCGGTCGGCGCGGGTGTGGTAGTGGGGGCGTTGTGCTCAACAACGCTGATATCTGGTACATATTCCTTGGCGGCATAGGCGCAGGGATTGGTGGGCAACTCTCGCGCTCATGGCGCCGCAAGCGACAAGCCAAGCGAGCTGCCAAACAACCCGCCGATACGCCTACGGTCAATCACAGCCTGACCCGCATTACGGACCGCAGTGGGACGAGAGACTAGCCCAGCTTGCAGGGCACGCGTACCAGGACGCGAGTAAGCGGCAGCAAGCGATGCGATACCAAGCGCTGTCTCCGGATCAATCCAGCCTTGCTGCGCCGCGACGCCAGCACCAAGAACAGGAATACCCATGATGCCTGCTGAGATTTGACGATCAAACGTACCACTGTTCGGTAAGTTGGAGGGCAGCACATCCTGACCGTCGCGGCTCAATTGGTAGAATGGCTGACGGGTCGTCCCCTGTGTGCCACCAAAGCGACGTGCATTGCTGGAGGCTACCCGGGCCAGCTGTGCGGGCGTGAACACACCGTTTGAGCCGGTCTGAGTGCCCGACTTTGCGGCATCTACAGCGTCTCGTAACACCCCTACATTGCGGTATGCTTGATTAGCTGCGGTATACGCAGGCATAACCTCTGGTGTCTGACGATTCAGAAGACCTTCGGTCGCGTCGTTAATGCCCTCAAACGCCTGCGCCACCGGTCGCGCTGTAGGTTGGGGGATACCTGCGGCCCCCTCTGTGCCAAGTCGACGATATTGACGCGCATAACCTCTAGCAACCCGCATAAGGTCCTGAACGTCCTGGCCGTTCAAAGCGGTTCGACCCTGAAACAGGGGTGCGATCTCATCTTGTAGGACCGTAGCGAAGTCCGCTCCATACTGACCTTGCGCACCTTGGCCCGTCGCCACTGCTTGGCGAAAGTCAGTTCCGAATTGTGGATCGGGTCGGGCATTAATACCGCTAAGTGCGCGTCGATAGCCACGGCTAGTCGCGTCCAGAGCCTCTTCTACACCTTCTTCCGCAACGTTATTCACGCCTTCATTGATCGGCGCCAAGCCGTCACGGAAGGCGGCTCGGTTGAAGTCGCGGAAATTACCCTCGCGACGAGCTCGAATGACAGACCCCACACCGGGCAGACTTTCGCTGGCGTCCTCCAGTTTCTTTATACCCCGTCCAACAATACCGCTGCCGCTGAGTATTTGGCCAGGAGTGAGCGAGACACCCGCATCAGAAAGCCGCTGGACAGCGCCGTTGCGAACGCCGGTGAGTGCGCTACCGACGCCAGAAGTCACACCAGTTCCGATGACTCCGCCAACGCCTGCAACCACACCACCTTTTGCGGCTCCGGAAAGGCGAGAACTGTTACTTTGGCCCGCACCGGTAGCGGCTCCATATAGAGCGCCATCAACCGCAGAGCCCACAAGAGGCTGTTCAAGCCCTTGTCTCAGCACCTGCCCGGCACGACCCAATCTGCTGAGCCCACCGGCAGTTAGGCTTTCTATGCCCATCCCGCCAACAATGCCGCCCGCAATATTACCCACCGCACTTGCAGTAGGATTCTGCTCTGCCGCCGCCCGCTTACCCGCATCATAGAAGTCCCGCTGAGCGGCATAATCCGCCCCGCCACCGGTTTTAGCCAGCGCAGCGGCCTCATCTACCAGCCCAAACGTTCCTGCATCCGCTGACGCGAGCGCAGCGGCTCCAGGAGCGGTCAACGCCGCATTGCCAATCGTGTTCTGCACAAGGCTGCGCTGCCCGCTGGCAGGTGTCTGCACTTGCGCCAGGCCACGCCGCTGCCCCTTGAAGGAGCCCGTACCATCGCGAAAGTCAATCGCACGCTGCCAATCCGAGACCGGCTGCGCGCGTGGATCGAAGCCATACTTCTGCGCAATGGCGATCATCTGCGGCACGCTCGCGCCGCCATTATATGCTTGCTGAAGCTCACCGGCATATGCCTGATCGTTCGCGGTGACTACTGGGCCCGATCCACTGGCGCTAGGCGCACCACCGATAGCCCCGCCACCTCCAGGCATCATGGGAGGAGCGGTTGGTGGCGTAGCGCCATTGTTACCGGACATCAGGGCAGCAGCGGGATCGTTACGACGCTCCTGCGCTTGCGACGCCCACTCAGCCGCCGGTAGTCCCATCGCCTGGCGGTTGGCATCGACGCGGCGGCGAAGCGTGGATAGCTTCTCCTCAATCGACGAATCCCAGTCACCAGCCTGCGGAGTATTGGCCTGCGCAAACTGCCGCGCTTCTAGGTCAGATTGCGCGCCAACGCCCGGCACGCGGAAGGCAGCCAAGCCCTGATCGGCCAACGCCGCGCCCGCTGAATTGAACCGAGCAGCAGCGGCGCCGAAGCTGTCGAGCGCGCCGCCGAAATTACCCAAGGTCTCGGGCGCTATGTCCTGTTCGTAAAGCTGCTGCACACGATTGATCTGGTCGACCAGGCTATCCATCGTCGCGCGCTTGCCGGCGGCAGCGGCGTCAGCTTTGGGCGCAGCAGCTAGGTCTCGACGCGCCTTTTGCGTGTTGAGAACCGCTGCTTCCGCTTCAGCATCGGCCTTGCGGATCACTGCATCAGACGTTGCACTCTTGATTCGATTGTCAATTGCGTTGCCCTGCACGTTCGTCTGAACATTGCTCAGGTCAGCAGCCGCTTTCGGACCTTGGTATTGGAAAGACGGGTCGATCGGCATCTGCGGAGCGGTGTTGGCCGGTCCGATCGTGACCAAAGAGCCATCGTCTTGGCGCTCGACGATATAGCCGTTGATGATCCTGCGTTCGGCCATCAGTAGCCCCTCAGTTTGCGCAAGTTTTGCGTCACGTATTTGCGAGTTTCAGCAGGAGCCAACGCAAGCCAATTCGGCTGACTGTGAACGCGGTCGACATTACCAGGACCCCAGTTGTAGGCAGCCCAGGTCTTTGCCGGGTCTCCACCATAGCGCTTATTCATTGCCGTGAGATAATCTCTGCCAACTCGCACATCGTCGGCAGCGCTGCCATTTGACGGACGCACGCCAAAGCCGGGATCGCGCGACGTACCAGGCATGACCTGCATCAACCCCCGCGCGCCTTTAGGGCTGACCGCGTTCGGATTGCCGGCGCTTTCAGCCATCATCGTGATTTTAGCCAGCCGGTCGCCGGTGAAAGCCGCCCGACGCGGGTTGCGTCGGACCTCCTGCCTTGTCCCAATCATCAGCCGTGAAGGATGGGAGAGAGCCACCAGCGGGCGCAGTGGGTGCGACCTGGATCGGGTAGAATTGACCGTCCGGGCCCTGTCGATATTGGGGATGCATTTGCTGGTAGATTTGTCTGTCAGGCTCCGAAAGGCCTTTGAACCAGTTGAAGTCGTTGATGGTGTCGTTGTTGACCGGAGTCGGATGGGCTCGCTCCCACTCCTGTTTCGCTTGCCAATCGGTCATATCCAACGATCGCTTGCGCTGATCCTGAGCCAACAACAGCCGCTGCTGATGATCGCGATCCATCTGCGCGGCATACATGCCTGGCCGACCAGCAGCGCCCGCTAGAGCGTCTGCCAGCACGCCCCACCAGTTGACCTTGTCACCTGACGCCGTTGGCGCAGACGCCGCACCAGGGTCCATCACGCCGGTTGGAAGCTGCGGAATGGCGGGTTGGTCGCCCGGCATGATGTTGGACGCGCCGAACGCCTTCCGACTGCTGCCAAAGAGCATGTATCAGCCTCCTGTTGCGCCGAAGTACGCGCCCGCCGCGTTCGATGCCGCTCCCAGCAATTGAGAGCCCCATGGCGTCGTACCTTTGGTGTTCGTATACTGGCCCAACAGGCCGCCCACGCCGCTCGCATAGCCCGAAGCAGCCGACAGCGGCATGTTGACGGCATTGGAGGCGTTCAGCAATGGATTCAGAAGGTCGCTGTAAGCCGCCGCTAACCCCGGAGCCATACCTGCTGCTCCCTGCTGCTGCTGCAATGCGATCTGGGCAGCTTGGTCACGGCGTTGAGCTTCCGTGAGCGCGGCCTGGTCCCTACGAGCCTGTTGAGTGGTGTAATCATTGTATCGCAGGCCGGTTTCGTTGTCGGCTAGAGCCCGCGCCAAGACGTTCGATTGCACCGTCCCGCCGGTCAGTCCTCGCGTACCGAGCTTTGCGTTGACGCTGTTCGCCACGCTGTTGTTGGTTTGCGCAATCATGTCGTTCAACGACGTGTTTGAGCCATCCGTACCGTTGATGACAGACTGAAAGTAGCTGTCGGGCGTGTAGCTGTAGAGGTTCTTGCCCGCCAACGTCTCGCTGACGTATCCCTGCGCGGCATTCAGAGTCGGGTCGCCGGTCTTATAACGATCCGCCAACGAAGGAACGAGATCGGTTATGGCACTGGAGACCTGATCGATCTTCGGTGCCTGATCCTTGTACACGCTGTTCAGTGTATCATAGGCCCCTGTCACCTGGGTGCCATATACCGGCTTGATCTTGGATTTCGACGAGCTGAACCCCATCAGATCAACTCCTTCATGATCGTCAACTGATGCGGCTCGAAACCACGACTCTTGAGCGCTTTGGCCCATCCCGCGCGACTGGCAATCGTCAGCGCGATAAACCCCTGCGAGCGAGCATAGAATTCTACCTGATCGATCAACTCCAGCACCGCGTCCAAATCGCCGACCGCGAACATACCGTGAGCCTCGCGTGCGCCGCTCGGATATTCCTTGATCTCGTAACCGATGAACCCGCCATCGTTTGCCAAGGTTCTGATCGCACCTGTCGCAATCTGCTGGTCAAGCCATTCGAGGGGGTAGAACCGCTCGTCCAGCATGTCCGCGATCTGGTCACGGCACAGGTCGTAGGCGGTGGTCATTTTGCCTCCAAAGCGGCTACACGGGACTGTAGATCGGCAATAGCGCTTGCCTGGGCCTCGTTCCGCTCTTGCAGCATTGCGTTTTTTTGGAGCAAATCGTTTACAGCCATAGCTACAAGCCTCGGCCAGTCGCTTCGGTTGTTCGTCTCGGGGATTACCCGCCTATCGAACACTGCCTACCTCGTATTCGAGCCCTATGGCATTCGCAAAGGTCCAATCATCCCCCTCCGCGATCGTCCATTCGGGCTGTGCGTAACGACCAGAGCAGCGCACCGGCATGACCCCACTGGTCCGTATCGGTGCACAAGCGACAACTCGCGCAGGATCTCCAAGACGATTGCGCACGTCCAAAGTCATGGCATTGCCAACGGTCGCATCAGTGACAGGTCGCACATCGCGAAAGCGAGCGATGCGATCACCCGTCACTTGCAAAAAAGGAAGACGCCACGAAGCCTTGAGGTTCGGGCCTGTCATTGTGGCAAGCGTGCGGTCTTTGACCACGTACACCTTCGGCGCATTGCCTAGAAAGATGGGGTCGTCGAACGAACCCAGGATCGCGTCGACGCTGGAGTACATCGCGGACACCTCTTCCAGCGTCGTGGCCGGCGTGACACCGGAGAAGATACCTTCCACGGCGAAACGAGCGTCCGTCCAGCGGTCCAGTTCGTAGTGGTAGATGAACACCCGCCCCGGAGTGCCAGGAATGGCCCACATGATCAGTTTGTTGATGGGATCAAGCGCAGAGAACATCGTCTCGTAGCCGTTGCGACCCAATGCCGCTTGAAACTCGCGGTCGACCTTCTCCGAACCGATAGGTGTGACAGCCTGGCCGTCATTCAATGCCATGAAGCCGCTGTCCGACAGGAAGTAGACGGAGCGCCCCTTCTGCACAACGCTGGCCTTGGACGCGCAGCCGATATTCGGGCTGATCTCGTCATACTGGAAAGGCGCTGTGGCGTCCCCGGTGCGGGTCATGCGCACCAGCCGCTGTCTTTGCAGGATCACGCCGTACTCGCCGCCCGCAAGCCCCATGACCTCGCCGCCGGTAAGCATGGGCTGGATGGTCGCTCCCCCGGTGCCGGCCGGATCCCAGTCGGTGTGATCGTTGAACCCTGACGTGTAGACCCCTACCCGGTCATTTGCACCCTGACCGATCACCACATAATCGCCAACGGTTGCCACCGCGATACCGGGAGGCGCGCCGTCAAGGTCAGAGGCAAGCGCGCCCGAATTCAGGTGCACTACCTTGGTGGCGGACCCATTCACTGCGACCACGAAATCGCCAAACTGGCTGAACTGCCAGCGGTTGGCGGCAACGCCCGTCGCCAAGGTTGTCCATGCGCCGCCAGCGTATTGCAAAAGGCCCGTTGATGTACCCACCAACAGCGCGCTGGTGCCGTCTGCCCCGGTAAAGCTGGCCCCGCCCGCGAAAGATGCTGGCAATGCAGCGCCAAGAGCCACGGGACCGGCAAGCGGGCGATAGCCATCAAGGGTGGGCAAGCAATTGCGCGCTACCGACAGGACCGACGAGATAGTCGACTGATCGGGGAGCCAAGGCCCGAGCGGAAAGTTCTTCACGGCACCCGCAACCGAGGCACCAGTGGACCAGGGTACTTCTGGCGCAAGAAATACTGCTTGGCGCTGTCCATGGCTTCGTCCCAAAGCTGCTTGAACAGGACCGCCCGCGCGTCATCGGCTACGTAGCCATTCGCAAACATCAGAGCGCCGTAGAAGTAGAGGTCGGGCTGTCGCTGCAACAGGTCCGTAGCGGGATTAGCCGCCGACAACTGCGGTAGCTCGGGCTGATATAGGACCGTGACCGCGTAATCCCCGGCAGGCCAGATGCGAAGCGACGACTGCTCGACCGAGTACCCTTGCGCCACGCCGGGTGAGCACTCGGTGGTGTACGCGCCGATGTTGTTCAGCGGAACGCCGCGCATCACGACGCGCCGGATTGTGCCATAATCGGTTGGCAGAGGCGCGAAGCCGGCAGTGACCGCGACAGCCACGTTCTTCTCGCCGAAGTATGGCGTCAGCTCGCGCCGCATACGCGCCTCGCTCAACGCGATCATCTGCTGGGCAAACCCGCTTAGGTCAGAGCGGTCCATCCAGTCGTTGATCGACGAGACAAGCCCGTCATATGTGTCGAAAGCGAGGTTAGCCGGAATGTCGAAGGCTGGCATTCCGGCCTCCCGTGGCGAAGGTTAGAGCCGCGGCTCGTAACTGGCACGAATGGCGGTCTTGAGGCCGTCATTGTCCAGCTTGTCGATCCCCTGTACATGGCGCAGGAACGCCACAGCCTTCAGCGCAGTCAGCGGCAAGGATTCCAGATCGGCATGATCCGGCACCTTGTTCTGCGCGGTTTCTTCGATCACCGCCTCTTGCTCAGTGATCTTCTCCCACTCCTCGGCCGGCTCGGCATCCGTCACGAACGGTTCGCCGGCCTTGTAAAGGTGCCCGCCAACTTCAGCGGGCATGGGGGACTTGTACGTCTGCATCTTGCTCATCGTTCAGCCCTCCTTAGGCGATGCTATGGCGCGACTGGCGCGACATCACGATGCCAGCGGTGATCTTGCCCAGAGTCGGCGCGGTTCCGGCCACCGTGTATTTAAGCCGGACGTATCGCTTGTTCGTGCCGGCCGGCAGGCTGTCGGGCAGCAGATAACGCGAACCCAACGTAAGCTGAGCGAGCGAGTAGGCCGGCGAGGTCCAGACTGTCTCGGGCGCCGTGAACGCCGCGTCTACCGCCTGCTCGATGCTGATCGTCAGCGAGGTCAGATTGTTGAACGACTGCGCTACGCCGATGTACAGCGGAACATCCTCGCCGAGCCCGACATCACGCGCGATCGGGGCTGAAGAGCCATAGATCGTACCCGTCTTGCCGAGATCGACGACATTGGTGGAAAAGGTGGTAGCGGTGACAGCCTGGCCATCGCTCCACTGCAAAGTACGGTCGAAAATCATGGTGCTATCCTTTCGGAATGATCAGACGATCTGGCTTTCGGCCGTGATCAGCGCATCGGTCTCGCGGATAGGCATGTTGCGATACATCAGCACTTCCTTGCCGGCGACCTCATCGGGAGCGAGCGCCACCTTGTCCGAGTTGGTCGTGGCGGCGTCGAGGGCCTGCAAGAAGGTGCGATTGGCGTAGATGACGGTCTTGCCGCCCGACACCATGCCGCCGTTCTCCATGCGATTGTTGCGGCGACCCTGCAGCGCCCAGTAGCCCTTGAGCAGGAGCTTGTACGGGTCTACCGTACCGGCCAAGAGCCCGGAGGTGCTGATATTGCCAATGCGGCTGTTGAACCGGAAATCACCGACGCTGACGCCGATATCCTGCCGGAACTCTTCGACCTTGGCGAAGTAGTAGTTGCCGATATCGTCGCGAACCTGCTGCGATCCACGATCCTTGCGCTGGACGCCGGCGGCCGTGCCCTGCGGGTAGATCAAGCGCGTCTGGTTGCTGCCGTGCGTGACGAACCAGACCGACATCAGGTTGGAACCGGTGCCGCCACCGTCGATGACCTGACTGTTGCTCAGGGTGTTGTAGCGGGCGCCCAGTCCACGAAAGCGCTCAGGCGTGCTGGCGGTGTCGTTGTAGAAGAAACCGGTTTGCACTTCCTGCGCCATGGCTTCCAGGAAGGGCTCGGCTTCCGACATACGCAGAGCGGCGGCATTCGGGCCGGCACGCTCCAGCAGGCGCTCGTCCACTTCCGAACGGCCCTCGACAAAGCCGGTCGTGTCGATGACCTGCTGCGTCGTGGACTTGCTTTGCGGAATGCCCTGGTAGAGCTTGCCCCACGTGACATCGGGCAGGCCGGTGCGCGTGGTGGTCATGTGCTTGGTGCCGTCGTTCGCCTCGACCGCATAGGCATCCTGCATAAGCGGGTTGAGGGTGTTGAGCGCTTCGATGACGGGGACGAGGGCGCCGTTCTTGTTGGTACGCTTGTAGACGTCGACGATGTTGAGGAACGAATTACCGATGGTAGCCACAATGGCCTCCTATTCAATCGTTTGGATAGAGGGTCTTGAGGATGTCGTTCGAGCCTGTTTGACCGCCTGCACCGACCGGTGCCGCTGCTCTGGCGAACTTGCCGCTTTCACGCGGACGTTCGTTTCGGCGCTTTATGTGATTGCGCCACTTCTCCGCATCCGCTTTCCAGGCCATCGCCTTCTTCAGCAGCACGATATCCTTGGCCCCGGCCTGCGCGACTTCATCGGCGGAATACCCGCCCTCGCTGGTGGCAAAGCCCTCGACATTCGTCAGGAACTCGACCCTCTGCGTTTCGTCCGCGAATTCGGGAATGGACATGAGCTCGCGGGCCTGTGAGGCGCGCCACTCCTGATCCTGCTGCTGTGCATGGCTATCGGCCTGCTGCCGGATACCACCGATCTGCTGGACAAGCTGCTGGAACTGTCCGATCTGCTGGTCATACATGGCCTTCTCGGCAATGTACGCACCGGGATCCTGCTGGGCGAGCCGGGGGTCTGGCGGTTGCGGCGCGAAGGCCGAAACCAATTGCTCGAATTGATCCGCATAAGACCGTTGCGTTTGGGCGACCTGATCGGCTGCGCTGCTTTCCGCATCACGCTGGGCCTTTCGTGCGCTCTCAAGACCCTGCTGGGTCTCACGATCTCGACGCGAAAGTACTTCGGAAAGCATGCGCTGGGCCTCGGGCTGAAGCTGCGCGAACTGTTCCTTCTCTTCCGCTTTCAGACTGACCGGAGCGTCGATGGCCGGCTCTTGCTCCGGTTCGGCGCTGTCGTCGTCCTCATCTGAGTCGGGCTCGTCATCCGGTGCCTGTTCGGGCTCCTTGGACTGCTCGTCCTCATAGAACGACAACGGGTCAGATTGCGTCTCGACTTGGCTGTTGTCCGGGCCAGTCTCAACGACTTCGGGCTCGGCTACAGCGCCTGCTTGTTCAAGCTGGGGCACTATGCACTGCTCCATAAAAAAGGGCTCCGAAATGGAGCCCTGTGCGACCCTTGCGGGTATTTGATTAGACCACGCCTCTGCGCAATCTGTTGATCTTAGCTCGGTGAGCGGCCTGTTTGGCTTCTTGCTCAATCCTTGCCACCAGCTCGGGCGAAGGCGGATTAGCCTCGCGCTGCTTTAGTCGGCGATAGCTTTCATGACCCCAGTCGAGCGGCTTAGACACCCACCACCGATCGCATGTGCGGGCTCATCCTGCTTAATTGCGCATGGCGGGTGATCTCGGCCTCTGCTGCAACACCATCAGCCACGATCGCCTCCACCTGGGCGCGCACAGTGCGGATAGCCTTAATACCGCTTGTCAGGCGCGTGATGATCTCAGGAGCTCGCGGGTCTGTCGAACCCGCCGTTTTGATTAGGTTCTCCATCCACTCGGCTTCAACGTGATCGAAGGCCGGCGACAAGAAATCAGCCATTGCAGCTTGCGCGCGATCAGCACGGACGGCGCGTTCGTTAGGCGTCAAGGCGACCTCCTGGCCTGTCCTGCGACAAGCTCGCGCTCGTCTGTGCAGTGAAGATCATTTGCTCGCGCTTGAGCTGGAACTCAGCCGTCATGCGCTCGCGAGCAAGCTGCGTCTCGGTCTCGGCCTTGGCACGCTCAAGGTCCAGCCGCGCTGCCGATTCTTCGCGGGCAAGCTGAATCCTTGCGGCCGCTTCTTGCTGACGCAGATCCATGTCCATCGCGGCCTGCTGCTGCTTGGCCTGCAACTCTACCATCGCCGGATCAGGCTGAGGCGGCTCGTCCTTCTTCGTGGCAGGATCGGTAAAAAACTGCGTGGCCGCGCCCAGACCCAGCGTGCCCACTAAGGTCTTCGCCGCTGCAAAGGCATTCTCCGGTGTGACCAAGCCAAATTGCTCCGCATCGTCCATCGCTTCCGCCAAAACACGGATCGACTGAAGGCGCTTGTCCTTGTTGCCTGTGCCTAAGCCGACACGCACGCCGATGCGCATGTCATCAGGCCATTGCTGCGGGTTGATATCTCGAAACTCGCCGTCAATCTTGAACGAATGCTCGTCCATGTGCGCACGCATCAGCATGAGCTTCTTCTCGAAAAGCTCTGCAATGGCATTGGCGGCGTTACGAGCGATATACTCTTCAATCTGCTGCCCGCCCTCCTGCAAGCCACGGAACTCGGTCGCCGTCTCGGTGTTCAGCGCATCGGCATTTAGGCCGCGATTAAGGCGCGTGATACCCGTCCGATTTTCCTTCTCCGCCGCCATGATCTGCATAGCCTCAAAGGCGTTGCCGCCAACGAATGGAATGGCCAACGGTGTGGGTGCGTTACCTTTATACCGGATCAGTCCACCAGGAGCCACGTCCAGCGCGTCATCGATCGTCTCCGGCAAAGCGCCAGTCATGTCGATTGCCATGCGAGGCGTATTGGCCAAGTAGAGCGAGTCCATCGCCTGCCGCAGCATGTGCGAGCGCACCACCTGGATATCCAGCACCTTGTCAGCCAGCGAGTGGCCAACCAAGCGATGCTGCATCGGGAACGGGCACCAGAGCGTGTAAGGCTGCATCGGTGCCGCAATGACGCTAAGGATCTTCGTGCCGACCCGATGGACGCGCACCAGTTGGTAGCGACCCTGGAAGAACCAGCGGCAATACTCCTCGCGGAGAACCACGATGCGGTTCCAGTCACGCCGCGCTACATCGCGCTCGACGTTCCCCCGGTTGGCATCGCGCGCGTCCGATAGCCGCTGACCCTGCGCATCACCATCGCCCCAAAGGTCTTCCACATCCTCCCAGGCGTAACCCATCTCAACCAGCTGAGCGAGCGACTGGCGGCTCTGATCGCCGAGGTAAATGGCGCTATCGAGCGTGCGTGCATCGGAAGCGACGAAGAAGTCTTCGTTTGGCACGGCCGCATCGCGAAACTGCGGCTTACCAGGCACGCGCACCATGGCATCGTAAACCTGCAGCGGCTCCATCGTCTCGGGATGGATGTCGTACATATCATCGACCGGATCGGCGTTCACGATGTCGTCGCGCTCGTCAATCTCGTCGGCGTTCAGCATGTGCGACTGAAACTCGAAGGGCGTTTCCACCCAAGATTTCCACACGCCGGTCTTTTCGAGCAGTCCGGCCTTCACGCCATCCTGCAGGATCGAGTAGCCATCCTGCTCGCGTAGAAAGTTCCAATGGATGCGTTCGCTGGCTTCCTGCGCGTACTCGCCGGCCATGTCCTTTTGTACTGGCTGACCGTCTTCGCCAGGCTCACCTTCCACCATCATCGGTGACAGCGGCTCGAACTCAACGATCTTGTCGCCGGAAATCATAGTGCGCATGATCGTCACTGTGGCGTAATCCACTACTTCGGCTACATCGCGCGTGCGGAGCTGCGACCTGCCTTCGACCTCATCGCCAAACGGATCGCCGTTGTAGAATGCCAACGCCGTTGCGCGCTCATCGTTCAGCTTCACATCGACGGCACGCGTCTGCTCATTCTGTAGGAACATCAGCAAGGCGGGGTCGTCGATCATGCAATGCCCCTCCTTATCCTGCTGTAGTCAATACGCTGTGCTTCACGCGGCATCTCGTAAGCCACGCACATCAATCCGAACGCGTCGGCTGCATGGCTCGACCAGTCATGCTCCGGACCAAGCCCGATGTTGCGGGCCTCGTCCTTTTTTTCGTGGTACCAACCCAGGGCGTCCAAGCCGCCAGAGCACTTGTCCTTGTCGAACCAGATGCGCGGAAACAGCCGGCGAGCCGCCTCCACACGCTTCATTGCGGCGCCTTTGCCTTGGTTCTCGACCGTCTCGACCACGAACCCGGCTGCGCGTATGTGATCCTCGAAGCGAACTGCCGTAAGCGCGTCAGCCTTCGCGCCGTCATGCGGGAGGACGCACAACGCAGAAGCGTATCCTTTCGATCGCAACCATTCGAGGTGCGCGGCAAGCGGCTGCCCGACTGCCTCGTAGTAATCCACCACGTTGATCTGCTGGCCGACGAATTGCGTCACCCAGATGCTGGTCGCATCCCTGACACCGATATCCCAGAACGCTCGGTACTGGATCACCGGATCTGCGGCGACGTGGCCGATCCGTTTCTGCTGCCTCGCCTCTGCCAAGTGCCGCGCGAAATAGGCACCTTCCGAAACGGTAACGTAATCGCCTTCCCAGATATGCGCGTACTGCTCAGGCTGCTGCCGGATGCAGTCGACCCGCTCCTGTTCAAGCTCGGCAGGGAACCATGGATTGCTGTCCCAGTTCGCCTTCACTACCGTGGCGTTCGTGGGCAACTCATCGCCCCGCAGCATCTTGTCGACGGCATCAGTCTTGAGCCGCGGGTTCCAGCTGAACCACAACTCCGAGCCTGGCGACCGGATCGTCGGGCGCAGCAGATTGAGCGAGCGGTCGGATACCGTCTGCGCCTCTTCCACCCAGGCCACGTCGAAGCCCTCGTAGGACTTGATGCTTTCGCTTGTGTGGTCCTGCAGACCAGCGAACACGATCACACCGCCGCCGGGTGTCTTTATTTGCGCCTCTTGAATGTCGAACAGGTGCCCGACGCCATGCGCCATGACCTTCTGCTCAATCAGCCGCTTGGCTGACTCTTTGAGCGACTTCTGCACCTCTCGGCAGCACAACCCGCGGAAACCTGGCTTGCGGATCGCCGTTGCCACCATCAGGTCAGCAAAGAACTGGCTCTTGCCGCTGCCACGCCCCCCATGCGCGCCTTTGTAGCGGTTTGGACTGAGTAGCGGGCGGAACGCCTTGGCTACATCAATCGCGAGTGTCTCGGACATTCCACTCGATCGCGGCGAGCCTCACCGGCCCACCGTCCTCGTCGCCGTTTAGGACGGTGCTGGCCTTACCGTACCCTCGGTCTAACAGCGCATTGCAAGCAGCAACCCGAGCCGCGTCACTCTCGCCTGCCTTCGCGATGCCAATCAGCACCGCCAGCACATCATCAGCATGTTCGCGCGCTTTCTCGCGCAGGGTTTTGGTCGTTTCGTTAACCGCCCCCTTGGGACGACCAGCGCCTTCACGCTTTCCGCCGCGAGCCATCGTATGGTTTCCTATGATTGTTTATCAGGTCGCTCAGCCCCGGCAGTGGATCACCTCCCTTCAACAAGGTGTGGCTGAAACGAAAAAGCCGAAGCGCTATGCCCCGGCCTTCGATAGTCGCAACTCGACCTATTAATCAGAAGGCTTATCATCACCGCGCCCAATGTCAAGCGATCACCACCGCTCCATCATCGCGATCGTATCCGCAACGAAGCACACGATATGATGCGCCCTGTCCTGGGCCGAGCGCGTACCATAGCCCAGCTCCGCACCTGCAACACCAGCAGGCATACCATGACGGCAAACGTTCTCCCACACGTCCCAGTAAGGCTTGGGGATATAGCCCTGCATCCGGTGCAAATCCTCCCGCGCCTCGATTTCATTGATCGCTTGGTATTCGGCCGATCCGCCCCCGCAGCGTTCGCCGTATGTCGCCGTCACCTTCTGCGATATGCCAGAAAGCCGCCACAAGCGTCGTACAGCGCCGATAGCCACCTCTTGGGCATCTGACAGCCTTCCGTCCCTAAGCCAGCGTTCTACGGGATCGTGAGAGGAAACGAAAGCCATTGCCTTGGTATTCGTCTCTACGTGGGTCACGAACTTGCGTTCATAGCCCCCGTTTCGAAGCTGTGCCTGTGTTGGCATATCCATCGGTTCTGTCGGCATCGGCTTGGCCTTCCGCCCTCTACGCGCCATGGTCGGTTCTCCCTCGCGCCCAATCCAGCGCGGTCTTCGCCAGTGTCTCGTTGAGATCGAAGGTTGGAGAACGCAAAGCGGCGCGCACGGTCGAACCGGCGCGCTGGTCGCTATGATTGGCGGGAGTTGTCATAGCAGTCCTCCGAAGGACCGCCGCGTCACGTCCGTAGATAGCCCAGATGCAGGATTCTGCCAAGAGGCGAAAAACCTACAGAGCCTACCTGAAACATGCTGATGATTGTGGAGGTGAGAAATCGTTTGTTTATAGGTATATATATTCAAACATACCAAACATACATATATATTATATACTATAATCATTACCCTTCACCCCCTCTCTCTCTTATTCGCGCGCGCGAAGAGCGCGAAGATTTGGTAGCTTTGTGGTTTTCTGCGGGTTGCAGGTTTGAAGGTTTGGGAAACCTCCCTTGCAGGCTTGGCCTAATCGATGTCGAAATAGACCTTGCGCTTGCGCGCTCCGGTCACCCCATCGGCGCGGCTGAACTCCTGGCATCGGATCGATCCGCCATCGGACAGGAAGTCTAGGGCCTCGCTGAGCAGCTTGCGGTTCCGGTAGAAGCGCGCTCGCTTGGCGAGATCTTCATGCGCAATGCCGGCGCTTCCGGAATCCGAGATAAGCTTGTGCAAGCGTTTCAGGTCGGACTCATGGGCGCTGTCCGCCACGCGCTCCTTGACCGCCCCCATGAGCGTGTCGACGCTACGTCGGGCGATGCTCATGCCCCACTCGAGATCGGCGCCAGTCAGCACTGGGTCTGCCGGATTGTCGGTGATGGCCTTGATCAGCGCGATCTTGGCGGCGTTCTCGTTCAAACGCGCGATGATGCCGGTTACGTTCGTGCCCTGGTGCTTGCGCAGGAGCTCGGTCTGCATCTCGCGCATGTCGCGCGCCTTCATGGCGGTGCGCTCATCGGCATAGGGCACGCGGTAGGGCTTGGGCGTGATCGCCGCGCCATTGCCCATTGGGAACGGATTACTGCCCTCAGCGCCGCGGGAGATGGCTTCCATGGCGTCGATCAGCGACTGCGGCGGGTCGGTCAGTGCAAGGTCGTGCTGCGGATCGGGATAAGGATTATCGCTCTCGAAGATGAGCATGCGGGCAAGGCTGCCGTCGACCACGTTGTCGCTCGAGAGCGAGCCCCAGAACACCGCGGGCGTGGTGACCCCAAACAGGCAAAGGCACGGCTGCTCGATGACCTCGCGCGGCTTCTCCTTGTCGTTCGCGTAGGCGGTGCCAAGGTAGGTGTGGCTCGCCAGGCTGTAGAACTCAGTCAGGTTGTCGACGATCTCGGTCAGGTGCTTGGGCGCGCGCTTGCGATCCGCGGCGCTTGAGACCACGAACCCGATCTCGTCGATAGGGAAGAAGATCGAGGGGTTCCGAGTAACCGCGGTGATCAGGCCGGCGCCCGAGGCGATCTTGCTCGAGCCGACATGATTGGCGAGACCCGACGTGATCATGAGTCTGGTCGTGGCGCGCAAGGGATGATCCTTGCCACCACCGGAATCAATGATGCCGATCGAGTAGATATTGGTGCGCAGATTGCTAGGGCTGGCATAGCGGCGCCCGGCCGCGGCACCGAACATGGCGAGCCCAGCGCCGAGTGTGGCCCACGGCTGCGGTGACGGTGCGGAGGCAACAGTATGGGCGACGAACTGTGCCAGTGCTCCATCGCCAAGGTCGCGCATCCATCCCGGCTCACCGCACATGGCGCGCAGCTCCACCTCAGGCTCGAGCCGTGCCGGCACGGTGCGCACCTTGGCCTTCGCATTCTCCACGAAGCGCGTGAAGTCGGCAACAGACATGATGGGTGCGTGCAGCGTCTCACCCTCTGCCGGGCTGTCTTGGCGTACAAGCTGGATCGCTCGAGCCGCGGCACGGCGTGGGTCACGTTGGTCGAGAAAGTGGCTGGCGACGGTATTGGCCGGGTTGAGCAGCACGCCCATGATCTCGACATCGGTGCGTCCGGCATTTGCGAGCAAGCGCGCCGCGGCGAGTCCATCGCCCGAGCGGTCGGCGCCGGGGGGCGTCTCAATCGCCAGGCGGATCGGATCGAGTGCGCCGAGCTCGAGATCGTCGGGAGTGACGAGATCGATACCCTGCGGCACGTTGATCGCCACCATCGGCGCGGCCGCGCTTTCCTTCGCGGGCGGGAAGCCTGCGGCGAGCTCGGCCGGCTCGTAGCTTAGCTCGCTGTCCATCTCGGCCCAGCTTGTCAGGCAGACAGTGCGGCCGCGCGCCAGCTTGGCCTTGTTCGGGTAGTTGACGCTGCCGGGCACGCGCATGAGACGGTCGATATTCTGGGAGGCGTCCGCCTCGAACCAGTCCCGCGCCTGCGTGTTGATCGCCTCGATCGACGCAAGGTTCTGGCACGGACCCTCGAGACGCCAGAACGCTTGCAGCCCGCCACCAGAGTCGATGATGAAGCTGGGCGGCTGGTCTATCTCGAGCAGCGCCGCAGTGATCTCGCCCTTGTTAAAGGCACCGCCAGTCTTGGGTGGATCGATGTCGACGTGCACGAACCGAGCGTGCGTTATGCTGCCCTTGTCGGGCTTCTTGTTCAGACCCGGCCGAACGTAGTTGACGGTCCAGTAGATGTTGTAGCCGTTGGCGTTCGCCTTGGCCGCATCGTCGAGTGCCGCGTCGACATCGGTGGCGAAGTCCTTGCCGTGCACACCGACGCCGTTAGGGTGGATGTAGACGAGGTGGATCTGATCGAGGTTCTCGAACAGCTTGCGCGCGTCATCGGGCTTGAATGCGGGGCTCGGCATCAGAACGGCACCGCATCTTTCCAGAGCTCGCGCACCTGGTCGCAGGTCGCGGCGTAGGCGTGGGCGAGGAAGCCAAGCCATTCCTCTTCGGTCATGACGGCAAGATCGGTTTTGCCGATCTGCTCGAGGTATTCGCCAATGGCCGGGCTTGCTGCCTCTATGGCCTTGGCCTCTTCGATGTTGATGTCCATGCAACCTCTCCTCTCATGGGCGATGTCGAGGCAGGGGATTGAGCAACACTGCACTGGCGGCTCGCGGTCGAACGGCGACTTGCTGAAGTCGTGCCATGCGAAGCCCCGTAGCGACCGGCCGCAGATGCAGGTTGTCATGCCGCCTCCCTCGCGGGATCGAAGCGGAAGGCCACGATCTCGTCATATTGGCCGTTGCGCTTCACACGGATGTGCGAGGCGACCCGGATCTCTTCTGCCCGCGCCAGGGCCTCGTCGACGGTCCGCGGCACAGGCATAGGCGCGCGGCGCATCCACCAGCTTTCCGCCTTGGTACGCGGGTAGCCCTGATGCTCGAGCGTCACCCACTCGCGGTGCCAGGTGAGGCCGACGCGGTAGTCGACCCGCAACGAAGACGGCTTGCCGATCTTCTCGTGCCGCTGGTAGGTCGCGTCTGTCACCTCGAGCCATTCGGGCTCCACCGACAGGATTGACTTCTCAGCCGGCGCGATGTCGACGACACGCTCGGGCGGCGGGAATTCGTAATCACAGACCGGGCACACCCGCGTCATGGTGCCGCAGGCGTTCTGGCACTCGGGGCACTCCTTGAACGGCGCGACGCCGGTACCCTTGACCTTTTTGTCGGGAATAAACGGATCGTCGAATGGGCCGTGCCGCGCGATGTTGCCGCCGAAGTCGAGGATCAGGCAGTCGTGCTTGTTCGTCTCGGGTGATAGGCGCGTCCCACGGCCCACCATCTGAATGTAGAGGCCGGTCGACTGCGTGGGCCGTGCGAGCGCCACAAGATCCACGTGCCGCGCGTTGAAACCAGTGGTGAGAACGCCCTGGCTGACGAGGAACCGGAGGCGCTGTGCCTTGAAGTCGGCGATGGCGCGATCCCGTGTGCCCTTTCCCTCGTTCTGATCCGTGTCGCCATAAACACCCCGGCCGGCGAACCCCCGCTCGCGCAGCGCCTCGGCCAGCGCCTCGCAGTGCGCGACGGTACAGCCGAACACGAGCCAGCCCTTGCGATCGGCGCCCGCCTCGACAATCCGGTCTGCGATGGCCGCGACAACCTCAGGATCAATCGCGTTGGCCTCCAGCTGAGCTGCTATGAATTCGCCGCCCCTAGTGCCCACACCCGTCGTGT